AGCAAAATTTTGTTATAACGTCAAGTAAATAATAACAATTTTTTATTATTTTTTTATTTTTTCTTATGTATTTAATTATTCCTAAGATAATGAGTAATATATTATATATGTATATATATAGCAATATAGAAGGTATTATATAGGTTCTTATATGATATACGTTATATACATAAGTGTGTACTAATTGATACAGTTGTATAAAATGTATGTTATTTGATACAGTAATAATAGCATTAATATAATGTAATAGATATGTAATTAGATAGTAATTAATTGCATAGCCAGAATAATATTAGATAGTGATTAAGATAGTTGTTGGATTGAGTTATAACTGGTTGCATAGTGTTTAGGTGATAGATAATGGATAAATGGCGGATAGATATATCCCTTCACCAACATTCCAATAATATTTTAACACATAATCAATCAACCAACTATATAATATAATAGCCTTATTTCATCAATACAGCCTATTACAGCCACTTGTATTCAATAGACTATATAGTATAAGGCTATATAATATAAGGCACTAACAAGTAATATACTTCAAACTTAAATAGTTTAAGTTTAAAGTATACCATAGGTTAACGGAATATGGAGAACGGGGGGGTAGTGCCATCAACCATACCCAAATAAAAAATCAATCAAAAGACATGCATATCTTATTATAACTATTTATATTAACAGTACTTATAGAATTTATTATTAACACTTACTACCATACCCCCATCTATAATGAATTATTATTAACACTTACTTCTATTAAAATTATATAAAAATAAAAATATTTTGGTATTTATATTGACTTTAAATACTTAATATATTATATTTGCACCCATAATACTTTAAACTTAAAGTATTTAAATTTAAACTATTTAATATTAAACTATTTAAACTTAAAGTATGACTACAATAGTAAAAACAATAGACATTAACGATAATAAAATAACATTATCAAATTATAAATTTGCTTTTGATTTAGATATAGACTCTTTAGATTATAGTATAGATAAAGAATTATTACATATAGATAGACAATACGAAGTAGAGTATGACTGTGTAAATAATAATATAGAATTGAAAAGCATTAAAGAGTTACATGCTAATTATAGTAAAAACAGATAGAGAAGGGGAATGGCAGATAAAGAAGTTTATAAATTAAATGATTACTTGGAACTTACGGAAAATGAACAGTTAATGCTTGCATTGCTTGTAACATATCCGAAGTTAACAAACGTAGAATTGTCTGAATTACTTGGTGTGTCTACTATAACAATAGGTAAATGGAGACATAAACCTGCATTTGAAAAAGCATTAAAACAGAAACAACTTGGTGTAATCGATTTTATAGAATCACAGAAAAAAGAACTTGCTGAACATACCGTGCAACTTGCTTTACGAGCTAAGAATGAAATGGTACAGTTCCAAGCATGTAAATTTTTACTTAATAACGATATTAATGGTGTAGGTAATACAGAGGGTGATGATAGCTTTGAATTAGAAGGATGGGATTCGATAGATGAAAATAACTCCTGAAAATACATTATTAACACAAAAAGACTTTGCATTAGCTGACCCATCTGTTTATAAACATCCTGCTATTATAGGAGGCTTTGGTAGTGGCAAAACAGCTGCTATACCTTTACGATGGTACTCATTAATACAATGGAGAGCTAAGCATCAGAATAAGAAATGTATTATGATGATTATTGAACCTACTAAAGAAATGGTTCGTGACGTATTGTTACCTGTATTAGACGAATTTTTTGATAGATATGGTATAGAACACAGTTACCACCAAACGCATAATAACTATTCAATAGTACTTGTAAGAAACAAAAAACGTTTTAAGTTCACTGCGTGGTTACGTAGTAGTGATAGTCCTGAAAGTTTAACAGGTAAATCCGTTACTGATATCATAATCGATGAGTTTGATAAGAAACACCCAATAGAACATCAATCAGATGTATGGAAAGAATGTATTTCACGTATTAGAAAAGCTGAATATGGCACTTGTGCTATTGTAACTACACCTGAAGGGTTTAAATATACTTATGAGTTATATAAAGATTGTGAAAATGGTATAGAAAAGAAAAATTTTCTATTAATCAAAGCAAAAACTTATATGAATAAGTTCTTGCCTAAAGATTACATAGAAAACTTATATGAACAATATTCGGCAGAATTGGTTAAACAATATATTGAAGGCGAGTTTATTAATTTAACTCAAGGACAAGTATACTATTCTTTTGATAGAGATGCCAATACTACTGATAGAGAATACAACAAAACATTACCTATTATATTGTCTGTGGATTTTAACGTTAGTCCTATGCATTGGGTTGTGATACAAAATGACCCGCTTACAGGTAGAGATTATGTTATTAATGAAATATTTGAAAGAAATACTACTACAAGATTTATGGCAGAAAAAATAGCTTCTATATATGGTGACGATAAAACTTATTTAGTATATGGTGACTTTTATGGTAATAGCAGAGATACCCGTTCATTAACTACTGATTATGATATTATATCAGCTATATTACCAAATACACGTAAATATGTTAAACCAAATCCAGCAGTAGTAGATAGAATTAATGCTGTAAATGGTAGATTAAAAAATAGTAGAGGTATTAGAAATTTATTTATAAATGCTAAGAATTGTCCTGAGTTAATAAATGACTTAGAGCAAGTAGTATGGGACGAAAAGAAACGTGAAATAGATAAGAAAAGTAATATGGATAGAACACATGGTACAGATGCTCTTGGTTATTATATTGAATATGCTTATTCGTTAAAAGGAAGTTCAAGAACATATATTGATGGTAAATTAGTAGGTAAGAAAAGTGATAGATTTTGAGAAAATGACTTCGTTTACGACCGAATACATGGCAAGTATAGCATTTGCTATTAAGAACTTAGTCCAAGAAGATGCAAGAAAAGGTATAATGCAAGATAATAGTAGTGGATTGGGTTATAAAAGTAGGAAATATACTGCACAAAAAAGTAAAGGAACTTATAATGGAACAGGCAGAAGAGGTAATGCACAAGTCTCTACTAATACTTCCTATGTAGATATGCACTTAACAGGTGACTTATTCGATTCTATGACTATTTCCTCTACTCCAGAAACAGCAATAGTGGCAGTAGACCCTTTAGACGAAGATAAAATAACAACCAACGAACATTTAGGACGTGTAATTATTGATTTACGTGATGAAAATGTAGATACAATTACTGAGAAAATAGCACAACAAATAAATGATAATATAGAAGAGTTAAATAATGATGTTGAAATATCTATGAGCATAACTATATGACAGATAATAAAAGGTTCTGGGACGAACAAAGAAGAAAACGAATAGACATACAACGTAAACAATATATGTATTATGTAGCTTCGGAAGTGCATATAGATGGATATTTAAAAGAAGCTCTATCACATCTTTTTGATAGCTCAACTACTAATTCAATGAAAAATTTCTATATAAATTTTGTAAAGAAAATAGTAGACCAGAAAGCAATTATATACAATAAAGCTGCTGTTCGTAATTTAACTATTGACGGTAAAGTGGATGCTGACATTACTAAAAAATATAATAAATATTTAAGCAAAGGTGTTAACCTAAGCAATAAAACAGCTGTTAAAATGGCTGTATTAAGTAATACGTCTCTTACGCAAGTTATTTATGATAGAGATGCTGAAAAGTTAAAGTACCGTGTAGAGCCAAGCTATAAATATGATGTAGTTGTTGACGATAGTGACCCTTATATTTTGAAAGAAGTACGTTATAGAATATATAATGAATCTATCGACCAAGAATTAGATGTAGTATGGACTAAAGATTCACATTATTACGAAGATGATAAAGGTAATCGTCTTGCTGTTGGTGATAATGTTAATATGATTAATCCATATAATATTATTCCATTTGCTGTGATGAGAATTAATGATGGCGAGGATTTTTGGGGTGAAGGACTTAATGACATAGTGAATTTTAATGAAATATTAAATTTAATTCTTACTGATTTACTTGATACAGGTATTATAATGGGTTCAGCTACTACACCAGTTGGTATAAATCTGGGTTTGAATGAGTATATTGGCAAGAATCCTGAAGATAAAAAAACATTAAAACTTGGAATGAAGCATCCACTTACAGTAGAGAATGCTGATGCGATAGGTAAAGTAGCACCATCATTAACATTTGTTAAACCCGATGTTCGTATTAAAGAGATTATGGATGAAGTAGAAAGATTGATGAAAATATTTGCTATTAATCATGGTCTTAATCCTAATAGCATGACGTTAAACTCCAACTCGTCTTCAGGTTACAGCAAAATGATGGATGCCCTTGATGAAATACATATACGTGAATCAATGATAGAGCAGGGAAGAGCATATGAAGAAGAGTTATTCAATATAAGTAGAAGAATATTGAACGTACATACGAAAGAGAATTTCCCAGATGATTTGGAAGTCAAGGTGGACTTTGCAGAAGTAAGTCTTCCATTATCACCACAAGAATGGAGTTTGAAAGTATCCGAAGAGTTTAAGTTTAATCTAAAAACACCTGTTGATTTTTTAATAGAGTTAAATAACGATTTAACGGTAGAAGAAGCGGAGGCTATAATAGAAAGAAATACTAAATATAATAAAAGTTTTGAAATTAATGATTTTATACAAGCAACAAATGTACCAAAAACAGAAACAACAACAGCACAGGTTAATAAACAATGATAGACACAAAATCATCTACCGCTGAAGATGTAAAAGATAGCGTATCAGAGGAAACTGTAAATGACAAAAAGACATCTGCTTCATCAGATGACAAAGTAGCTATTGGCTTAAGAAATGATTTGATTAATGAAAGAAAGAAAAGGCAAGAATACGAAGCAAAATTGAAACAATATGAAGATGCTGAATTAGTTAAGAATGGTGAAATAGAGAAGGTGTTGAATCAAACCAAAAGCGAACTTGAAGCACTAAAAACTCAGAAAGAGCAATTAGATAATGAACTGAGTAAGTGGAAAGAATTTGAAACAAAACAAAGAGAAAAGTATAAAACTGTATTAGGTGATATACCAAATCTTGAAACTATCCCATTTGATACTTTGGAATATTTGGCAAGTAAATCAAATACTAAATTGCCAGATACTGATAATAGTAAACCTGCTACACCAACCGGTATTAAATTGACTGAAGCACAGAAATTAGAAGCAAAAGAAAAATTCAGTTACTTGGATAGTAAGGAAGCTGAAGAAACATATATTAGAATATTTCTAAAACCAAAAGATAAAAAAGGAAAATAAGAATGGCACATATTAAATATGGAATTGTTAATAGAGATGGCTTTCAAGGACAGGTACTTTCTGTTGCAGCAAGTCAATATTTTCGTCATAACGGAATAAATTTAGTTTATTTAGATTCAAATGGTAGAGTAACTTTAGCGTTAACAGCAACTGCTACTTTATATGGATTCGCAGAAGCACCTGCTGGTAGAGGAGCTGGAGCAAGTGGTGACTATTGGTTAAGTTCGGCAACTGCTGGTGCTGATGAAATAGTTGTTTATCCGTTTAGCTTAAATCCAAATATGCAATTATTGTTACCAGCCGATGCAACAGTTACCGCTGCTATGCGTGGCAATTCATGTGATATTATAGCAGTTAATGATGGTACTGCAACAACCGTAGACGTAGGCACAAGCTCTACTAAAGTACTTATTATTGTAGGCTTAGGAACAGACTTTAAAAAAGATGCGGTAGCTACTGATGTAGTAGTTATGATTAATCCAGCTAAAATTCAAGCAGACTAAATAGGAGATAAAATATAATGGGAGCAATTAGAAGTGATTTTACTAAAAACATGAATAACATGCTTTATGAATGGTATATGGAGCAATACGATACTTACGAGCCTGTTTATCCACAGATTTTTGAAGTAGTTACTGCAACAGAAGGTTCTTACCATAGAGCTGTTAATGCACTTGGTTTAGGAAAATTAAGTGAGAAAAAAGAAACCGAAGCAATTAAATATTCAAGCATTGGGGAAGGTTGGGAGGTAATTACCAAATATCGTACTTTTGCTGATGGTATTACTATTTCTGCTGATGCTTTTGAAGATTCAACTGGCGAGAACTTATTAAGACAAGCCGTAGCTACTTGGTCAGAAGCTATTGTATCAACTAAAGAAGACTTTGCAGCTTCTTTCTTTAATAAAGGTGGGCTTACAGCTGGGCATGATGTCTTCAATAACACTATATCAGGCATCGTCACCGATTCTTCTGGTAATTTTATTTACGATGGTAAACCTTTCTTTGCTTTAAGTGGTAACAATCATACTGCTAAAGGGCATGCTGGCACATATTATAATGCGGTTGCTTTAAGTTTAACTTCTGATAATTTGCAAACAGTCTATAATTTACTTACTGTAACAAACAATCGAAATGAAAAAGGAGAAATTGTTAAAATTATACCCGATACTCTATTGATTCCTCCTGCATTGAAATTTACTGCTGATGGCTTATTAGGCTCTACTGCATTAGTAGGTGGTTCTACTGCTGCTGGTAATAAAAACGTAGTTGAAAATTTACTTACACCTGTTGTATGGCAGTATTTAACAAGCTCAACAGCTTGGTTTGTAGGCAAAGCAAAAAAAGGCATTAAGTTCTACGAAAGAAAAAGCCCTGTAATTAACTTCTATCAAGACGAAGATACTTTAGAATATAAAGCTAACATCCATAGGCGTTATGGTGCTTCTGTTGATAACTGGAGATTCTGGGCTGGTAGTAACGTAGCTACTTCTTAACAGGTGAAATATGAAACACCCGTAGACGGTAGCTTAGAACTTGATATTCCTGAAATAAACGAAGCACCAATAGTAGATGAACCAGAAAAGAAAACTGTTAGATACCAAGAGTGTAAACAGTTGGAGAAAGATGGCTGGCTACTTATTGGGATAGTCTATGACGAGGAAAATAGAGTTAATGAATATACCTTAATTAAATAACAAGGAGTGGGAGGCATAGTCCTCCCATAATTTTATGAGACATATATTAGGATTCAAAAGAGTATCAAAGTGTTACATATGTGGCGACAAGTTAGTAGACCCATATATGAATAAAATAGGCGACAAGCACTATTGTAATGCACATTATTGGTTGGAGTTAGATAAGCCAGCGAATAAGTTAATAGATTTGCAAATTAATGAAATTAAAAAAGTATTGGAAGATTAATATGTTTAAATCATTTATAACAGCTTCTACATTAATAACAGAAGAACCCACATTACAGAAATATATAGACGAAGGTGCTATGAATTTAGATTTAATTTTAAGTACGGCAGAAGACCATGTTATTAATGACTTAAATAATAGACGAATACAGCTTAAACGAATAAATACACCATTAGCTTTAGTTAATAATACTGTTTCTGGTAAAGATGAAGTAGAAAGAAAAAGATTTGTTATTAATGTAACTGCTATTGAAAATACATGTATTGCTACATTAAAAGGCTGTAATACTACTACTGGCACTTTTAATACTATATTTAATGACATAGTAATCGATTCTATTGGAGAAGTATCAAGAATAATTAAAGAACCATATTTATATTATAAATTAGAATTAAGTAACACAACCAATTTAACTTATTCCGCTTATATGATAGAGACATCTTTTGACTTAGTGATAACTTATTATGCTTTGTATTTAGCGTATAAACAGCTTATAGTGCTATCCAGCGACGTTTATAACAATCAGGCGATATTTTACTTGGAAGAGTATAAACAATCGCTTGAAAGCCTTGTATATTCGTATAATGAAATTTTAGATAGTGATATAGCAGAAGATGAAATATATAACAAGGGAAGTTTTTCATGTATGCGATAATAGAAGAAAAGATAAATAGTATTTTCAGAGATTTAGGATATAATAGAAATTCTAAAAACAAGAAAATAAAAGAAGAGTTCAAAGATAAAAATTATTCAATAAATAAAGTAGAAAGTATAACTCATATTGGTGATAGTATGAGTGAATATAGAATAAATATTGATGTAGGTTATCAAATAGTTGATAGTAATGAGTTTGCTGAAAAGCAAGGATTATTTGATACTATAATTTATAAAATAGCTAAAATAGAAGAAGTCACAGTAATAGAAAATGCTATATTAGACCAATTATCTAAAAATCCATTAAAGTTAATTGGTAATATAGTATTAATAGCTTATAACGATTTTAAATGTTAGATAGGAGATAATAATGCCAAAAAGAATATTGGCTAAAACAGCCAGATTAGGGTATCACAAACAAGATAATGCTGGTGCTACTTGGGACGAAGTAGGAACATCTAATACAGCATATAAAGAAATATTATTTAATGCCAAAGTTACCGTACCAGAACCATCTGTTATGATAAGTAACTTTGATTATGCAGGCAATACAGGCAGCATTGTGCGAGAAGATAGAGTTTACGTAGATGGTACAAGCGAATTATCTAAAATAAATTTTAGTGGCTTTGCATATAAAGAGAATTTAGCTCGTGAATTAAGTGCCATCATGCAAAAAGTTGTCGAATACAATCTTTATAGAGACAATGCAAGCACACAACAAGGTGCAAGCGAGATAACTGTTGTTGATTTGATAGGGATAGCGGTAGGACAAACAGTAAGTGTAACAGGAACTACCTTTGATGGAGGGGAAAGTACAACCGCTGTGATTACTGCTATTAATACCGAAACAGGAGTACTAACGTTAGACAAAGTGGTAGACAAAAATTTAACTGATGTAGATATGACTATTGTAGATTGTCCTAAAGAATTTATTCCAGATGATACTGTCATAGATTTTGCTAATGACGAAGGTTATTTGTATACAATAGCACATCAAAACTACAATGGTACATCTGCTGGTGATGGTGTTAAACTTGACAATGCTATATTAGAAAGTTACACTTTAAGTATTGCAAATGAGGGTGCTTCTGGATTAGACAAGCTGTTAAAAACTGAAGGCACTTGGGTTGGCAACGTTTTAACACCAAACGTAGACTTTACAGGTATTTGGTCACCAGCACCAGCTACACCAACTTATTATAAGAATTTTACTTTAGCTTTAACAATAGGCTCTACATCTTATACAAATTTATGTTGGAAGAATTTCCAAATAAAGTTTGATAGAACAGTTAATAGAATATGTGATACTACTAAAGCAAATAATTACACTACTGAATTAAAGATAGAAGCTACAATTGATATTCCTTATAATGACGCTACTTATGGGATATTTAGTAAATACAAACAAGGCGATAATGTTTCTTTTAACTTTTATTCCTGTGCTGATGGTATATTGAATACCTATCACGGTTCTAATTTAGGTATTACATCTACTAAAGGTATTCTGAAGGCTAATCCATATCAGTATGATGGTGAATATGTAGCATTAAGATTGTCAATTGACATATTAAAACCTATCGGTGGTTTTTACCCTGTGATAATAATGGCTGATAATATATTAGGGGGTTATTAATGCAATTATTATTATTTGATGATATTAATAGCTGGGCACAATTAGAATGTGGAGTAAAAATTAAAATAGATTATTGTAATATTATACAAAAATTTAAATTAGATAATTTAATAGCTAATTATGCTGATACGACCGAAGAAAAATCAGACGAAGAAAGAAATAAGCTATTATATATGCACGCTTATTATACTATTAAATTTCATTTGAAGGATTGGGAAGGCGTAGGAAAGAGTGGTGAAGAATCAATTGAATTAAAACTAAAAGATAATGAAGTAGAAGATAGTTTAATGAATGCTATTGCTAATAATACTATATTATTTTGGCAATGTTATAATGCTATATCTTCTGCAACTAAATTTGATACTTCTGATAAAAAAAAATAGAACTTTGTGGGTTAATTAAAAGGGATAGCTATTTTAGTGGTGAACTATATAGCTATCCTGTTATTATACAGCAAGTATCTGGTGCTACATATCAAGAAGTAGAAATTGTAAACAGAGAAGACCTTGTAGAATATGTTTATGAATGTATAGAAAATAATAATGGTTTGAAAAAAGGAATTAAAGATATATTAAGTGAATCTGGTATTACAGATACTATAAATTTATTAGATATGAGAACTAAACAATTATTGGAACTATACGAATTAAAAGATATAATGTATAATAAATTAGATTACGGAATATTTAAAGAAGCAGTATTAATATTAAATCCTATAAATAAGGTAAATAATGGCTGGTAAAGAAAGTAATATTAAAATAATTTTAACAGTAGACAACACACAAGCTATGAATGCTTTGGCTATGACTAATAAAGATTTGCAAAATATAGCCAAAACGCAAAGAGTCAATGCTACTGAAAATAGCAAAATAGAAAGAGAGTCTTTAGCGGAAGCCAGACGTATCAGTAATGAACGTAAGCAATTGAAGAAGATAGAAAAAGAATATGAAAAAGAAAGAGAAAGAGATTATAATAATTTAGTAAGACAATTACGTAAAGAAGAAGCTGTTGCTAATTACGGCAAACAACGAGATGATACTATTGCGATATTACAAAAACAGGCTGGTACCGCAAGATATGCTATTACGAACTTAAATAGAGCTATTTCTGATGCTCCTTATTTTATGCGTGGTTTTGATATGGGAATTATAGCTATATCAAATAACCTTGACCCATTGGTACAATCATTTGCACAAGCCGCAGACGAGACGGGAGGTTTTGGTGCAGCGTTGAAGTCAATAGGTAAGCAAATGTTAGGTACGGGAGGCATACTCCTTGCTTTTAGCTTAATTAATGCTGCTATTACGACTTTTGCTCTTAAGAAAAAAGTAGCTACAGAACAAACGAAAGAACAAAAAGAAGCTCTTAAAAAAGAGAATGAAGAGTTAGAAAAACAAAAAAGATTATTATCCGACTTATTAATATTAAAAGACCCATTAAG